GAAGAAACTTATCGGGATTGGAAACGAACCACGGATTCGATGACAAAAGTATATCTGGAAGATTTACAAAAGATCTGTCCAGACCCTAAAGAGTTCAATGACTTATTCAAAGTTGAAGATGGACAATTTCCAAAATTGTTAGTCGCATTCCTCCAAAAAGATGTGACGATTGAGACTCTTGTGATTCTGAATAACATCTTCAACTTTATACAAATTTGGGACAAGAAGATTTCAGATGATATCATCTATCCCAAAGTGTCAAGAAAGGTGCGCAAGTATGGTGCTTTTCTTGCGGTGAACGTTGACAAGTACAAACTCTTGACAAAAGAAACTTTACTTGCTAACGAAAATGCTATATAATGTTGTTGTGATGATGAAAAAAGTGGACAAGTCGATATACAATTATACTACGCTATACGGAGAATACAAATGAGTCTATCAAGTCTAAAGAAGGGTTCGTCCCTTGATAAGTTGAAGAAGGCAGTTGAGCAATCTTCTGCTGGTAACACTGGTGGCAAGAACGTTGATGATCGTTTTTGGCAACCAGAAGTTGACGCTGCTGGCAACGGATACGCAGTTATCCGCTTCCTCGATACGCCAGCCGTCGACGGTGAAGATGGTCTGCCGTGGGTACAAATCTGGTCACACGGTTTCCAGGGTCCAGGTGGTTGGTACATTGAGAATTCTCTCACAACTCTTGGCAAGACCGATCCTGTTTCTGAGTACAACACTGTTCTGTGGAACTCAGGTATCGAAGCAAACAAAGAAATTGCTCGTAAGCAGAAGCGCAAGTTGACTTACATCGCCAATATTCTTGTTGTGTCTGATGCAAAGCGTCCGCAAAATGAAGGTAAGGTTTTCTTGTTCAAGTTCGGAAAGAAAATTTTCGACAAGATCAAGGAACAACTCGAGCCGCAGTTTGCTGATGAGACTCCAATGAATCCGTTTGACTTCTGGAAGGGTGCTAACTTCAAGGTCAAGATTCGTAACGTCGAAGGCTATCGCAACTATGATAAGTCGGAGTTTGAGGCTCCTGCTGCATTGCTCAGTGGCGACGACGATAAGATCGAAAAGGTCTGGAAGTCTGCATACTCACTCAAGGAATTCCTGAAGCCAGAAAACTTCAAGTCCTATGATGAACTCAAGGCGAAGTTGGATAAGGTTCTTGGTGCAGGTGGAGCAACTGCTGCCACTGCAAAAAAGATCGAGGATGAAGAGGCACCTGCCCCTGTAGTCCGTTCGGCTCCTGCAAAGAAAGTGACTGCTGAAGATGTTAACGTCGATGATGACGATATGGCATTCTTCGAGAAACTTGCTGCTGAGTAATTTCGATTAGAAAACCGTAGATGTTTTCAGGGGGACTTCGGTCCCCCTTTTTTTATACTAAAGAAACAGATGTAAATGTCGATGGGTGAGAGAAATCTTTTGCGATTGCTCTAATGAAGGTGTCATCACCGATTCGTGGTTGCGCTTTGACAGGCGATCCTTGAATTTCTGGTTTTCTTTGTTCTCTTTGAGCTCCACCGCCACCAGCTGAAGCAACAATTGCTGGTGCAACTGCAGCAGCTGCTTCTCTTGTTGCTTGCATTTCTGTTGTTGCTGCATTAATTTGAGCACCAGATGATGGTGTTGGCGTTACTGCGCTTGCAACTGCTTGAACTGCTTTCTTTGATTGATATGATTGACCATCTAATGGGATAATCGCTTCTGTGCCATGAAGCGTTGCTGGATAACCAGAAGTTGGACCAGAGGCAACACCACCAGCAGCTGCATACATACTGCCGTCTGCTGCCCTTCCAGTAGTTCCTTGAAGATTCTTAGCAAATAAACCAACCTTTGATGCATACTTATCTGGACTTGCAGTTGCATATCCTGCTGCTGCCATTTTATATCCAAATTCTTCTGGAGTTCTTGCTGCAACAGCATCTGCGTATCTTTTAGTTTTCAAAAATCCAACATAGCTGTCAGCAAAATCTTTTAGGTCTGCAAACTCAGCAAAATATGATTTAACTTGCACCCACTGTAATCCTTGATCTTTTGCTTTTTGCCAAGAACCCTTACCATACCATTGATCAACAGTAACGTCATTGCCTTTCTTTCTTATGGTATCATTTGGTCCTAAAATTGCTGCCAATGATTCTCCGCTTTTCTGTGCTCGTTCAAGTTGAGCTGCATTATATCGTTCTTCAGTTAAAACATAATCTCCTTTTTTATATTTTGTTCCAGCTTTAATTCCTGCATAATTAAAACCTGCAGGTAAACTTTTTCCTGACCCAGATTCACCAGCCCATTGACCCAAAATGCCAAGGACAGGTGTACCACCTAATGCTTTAGATGCATATTCTGCCCATGGCGTCATTGTATTCACAAATTCTTCTTGGTTCTTAAATTTGCCGCCTGGAGGTGCCTTTCCAGTTGGTGCTGGTGCTGCACCACCTGGCATATTGCTCTTTGCTCTTGATGTAGTTGTTGTGCTAGAACTTCTGGTAACTGTAACCTGATCACTCCCTTCATTTCTAGTGTCTGTTCTTATTTCAGATGATGTAAATGACTCTCCTGCTGCTGGTTTAGGTGCAGCTTCAGGTGCTGTAGTAGCAGGTGCAGCTGCTTCTGGTTTTGCTGCTAGAATTGATGGAGCTGCTCCACCACCCCCTCCAGATGATGTTGGGGTAGGAGTTGCTGCAGAAGCAGTGGAACCACCACCTCCTCCACCTCCACCGCCAGTCGCGCCAGCTGAAGAAGGTCTCTCAAGATTACCACCACCAGCAACAGCAGCTGCTTGCGTTTCTCGCGTCATTGCATCTGTTTCTGGTTGTTCAATTTCAGGCATTGATTTTGGTTTTTCAGCACCGCCTAAAAATTTAAATGGTTGGAACGTAAAGCCACCAATTGGACCAACTTTAAAATTATCACCGAATGGATTTGGCAGTTCGAACTGCCCCATTATTTCTGGAATTTCTAGTTTAATTCCAACTAAAAATTCTTTAATATTTGACCACACTTTAGATGCAATGTCCGTTACAATTGCAAAACCTTTTTGAGCAACTCCCCATAAGAATTTACCTATGGCAACAATTCCAGGAATCAATGCACCAATGGCTCCACCTATAAGTCTATAAAACTTTTTAATTGAGAAGATTTCCATAATATCGTCAAGTGTGTCTTGTACTTTATCTACTTTTTTACCAAGACCAGCATTAGGATCTTTTGGTTCTGCTTCTTTTATTTCAGCACCACCAATGGTTTTACTTTGCAAATCTGTGTCAATCTTCGAAGCACTTGGAGGTGGAGCGCCCATGGCTGTTGATGTTGAAGCTGGGGTTGCAGTCTTTAGTGCTGTTGGTCTTAAATTCATTCGTTGTCTAGCGGCTTCATTGCTTACAAATTTACCACTATCAACGTCACGATATCTACCAGATTCTTTTGAATACTTGAGACCAGATTTTTTCTCAAGTTTTCTCATGTCTCGTTTTGATGCTGGAGTTTCTTTTGCCTGACCTGCTCTGAGTTTATTCGCAATTCCTTCCACAGACAACTGAACGCTCTTCAAGATCTTTGATGTTTCCATAACGACATTGAAGATTTCCTTCAACATCTCATCTCGTTTCTTTATTTTCTCAGCTGTTTCTTCTTTTTTTGCTTTATTATTTCGTGCGATGTCTTCTTTATCTTTAATCCCAAACTTTTCTTTTCTTTTTTGCACTTCATCTTTTGATAACTTCTTACCGAAGATTTTATCAATCATTTCGGCTTGTTTGCTATTTGCAAGACCTAAAGCCTTTGCAATATTACCGTAACGAGATTGAACACCAGTTTTGGCTTCTTTAAATTCTTGTTGTAAGTCATAGGCTGCTTGAAGACCTTTCAAACCAGCTGACGCTTTACCAAATGCACCAGAACCCTCTGCACTCTGAGTTGTCTCATCAAATGCTTGTTTCTGCATTTCCATTAAATTTTTAATCTCAGGTGATTCAGACCCTTTCTTTTGCTGAGATTTTTTCTTTAGACGATCAATGCTTCTTGTCTGTTGTATTTTCATTTTCTTCTACGAGTTCTAGTTATTTTAGCCGCAGCACTTTTTTGTTGCTGCTGTTGTAACTTAATTCTTTCTTTCTCTTCCTTCAACCAATTCATGAGCAATGAGACATACGTTTGCCTTTCCCAAGGCAACATATTTTCAATTTCACTCACAGACCACTTGTGATGCTGAACTAAACCAAAATTACAATTGAAATAGTTCGCTAAATTATCATAACCAAACATTAGCCGAAAAAATCGTCGATTCCTCGCACGAAAATTTTATGCTCAAATTCACATTTATTGCACTTCACATCTTTATGAGTTTCAACATAAGGCATTGTACTAAAGAAGTTCTTAAATGGCTCTAGTTGATCCAAACTCAACGCTCCCATAAAGTCATAAAATTCTTCTTTACTAAAACTTCCCGCCTCATATTTTGATTCTTCATCAAAGACATAATCTAAGTGTTCATAAATTAAATCTAAAATATTCTCAATGCTATCCATTTGAGAAGCAACAGATGCTGAAATCTTTAAAGAAGGATAGTTTAAAATGACACCAATAGAATCATTAATCATAACTTTGTTCGAATGATTCTCAGGCTCAACAACTTTCACTTCATTTAAATCAACCTCAAATGTCATATTGTTGCCGCATCTCTCATCATTAACAATATTTTCGCATTTATATGTTAGTTCTAAAACTTCTCCGACTGATTTAAGTCGAAGATTGATAAAGATAAGTTCTAGGTCAAATAGAGGAATATCATCAATATCAATTTCCTCTAATGCGCAATTGTTGATAATTTGTTTTACAGTCTCTAGGAGAGAAGAAAGATCTTGGGCTTCTTTAGCCATCAACAACAACTTTTCTTCTTTCACAAGAAATGGTCTAAATCTAACCTTTCTATTCAAAGACTTTAAATACACGTCAAAAATTGGATAATCTAATTTTGGTAAAGCCATAATTTACTCCATATTATTACCAACCACCAGAAGCACCACCCCCAGCAAATCCTCCTCCACCACCAATAAATGGTTTTGTTTTCGGTAGAGTTAACGAATTTGTAGGTCTTAAATTGAATTGCCCAGCTGATGTGCTTGCAACTCCATCGACAGATGCTGAAGAGGTGCGAATAGGTTCTTGTGTAGGAACTGATGGCGCACTCACATCCAGCCAACGATCAAATTTAATGGAAACAGAAAGTCTATGAATATCATCTGTACCCCAATTCAAATTCAATGCATTTACAGTTGCTGGAAATGCATTTAATAATTTGCATGCGTATATTACAGAAGGTTTTGGTGCGGAACCGCTTTCAGATCCTGGAGTACCTTCGCTGTATTGGCGAATTACCATGTCAGTAACATAACTTTGTTTATAATTTACCAGGTATGTTTGTTTTGGGATAATGAAGTCTAACCATCGGTCGAAAAAGCGTTTTTCCCAAAGATCGCCAGCACAAATAAAGGTCAAGGTTAAATCGCCGAATGCTGGAGTTCCAGCAACTGGAGTCGGTGCTCCAAAGATCTTACTTTCTACTGTGTTAATAGTATATCCAGGCAATTCTGCAGATTCACACTGAAGCGAGAGTTCCTCTGCCGTTCCATATGATTGCAAGAATGGAGGGACCGTAATGATAACATCAAATTTAGATGTTTTCGAGAATCCTGCATGAGAATCGAAATGCGCGATAAATTTGTTTACATTAAATGCCATTACCTTTTATACACCATCTTTTGCGTTGGTAAGAAGATCGCAGTTTCCCAATTATTCGGCTCAATGTAAATCATAGAAGAAACGATATGATTCAATAGATATCTTTTTAGACAGTCTTGAATCATTTTATATCTGCGCGATTTCGCGAGCAAATCATACGATAAACGAAACTTTGTTGTATCGTCATATTTATCGTTGTTTATAAAATCGTGCAAGCGATCTAAAAGAGCGAGTCGACTGTATGGATCGAGATAATGTAGGTTTAACCCTAAGAATCCGTCTGGATACATTTCTATGGGAATGACTAGAGGAAACTTATCCCAAACTGGGAGAACATCTTTAAGTTTCGGATCGTACTGATAGGTGTACATACGACCTATAAACGCTCTTGGAGAGATTCTTCTAGCGTCATTTAGCACATTCGAACGATCAGCTGGCATTCGAAGTGCCATT